GGTTAGCAGTACAGCTAGTAACAGCAAACTCTAGAGTACTAAATGGCGCATTAAAAGTGCCTGGGTTACCATTAGAACCACCAATTTGTCCAGGCAAAGTTGGGGTAGCGTTGGATACCCAATACACTTGTCCAGGATGGGACTGAGTGATTGGGACACCACGGATAGTTACATTATTAAAACCACCTGGGTAGTTAGAAGCGGGGGATTGAGGTAAAGCCATTTTAAAACTCCTTGATTGACATAAGTGTTACATAAACAACACTACCTGTTAGGTAGCGTCATCATTAAGGTTAGCACAACATTGTGCTACTTGCATTCTACTTTACATTTTCTTTTTAGGCATAGTCTTTTTTGCAGCCGTTTTCTTCATAGCAGAATCTTTCATCATTTTGCCGCCAGGCATCTTGTGCATTCCACCAGCCATGCCACTTTTGCCCATTTTAGATTGGACTGTAACATCAGGGCGTTTGCCCTTTTCTTTTTCACGTTCGTAGCTCATTTTGAATTCCTTTGATTAAAAAAAAGAACCCTCTCCTTTTGAGAGAGGGCTTGTTACTAAGAACAATTATGGACCATTGCTACCAAAGATAGCGCGGGGATCAGACCAACCGAAACTATAACGCTCGTAGCCTTTGGCTTTAACGTTCATAGTATCAAAGTCGTTGTCTTGATCGAACGTGACAGCATGACGCTCATAGTACTTCAAACCAGTACCACCAGGAATGGTGTTACGGATAAACCAAGCGTGGGGGCTTGAGAAGTAGTGGTTCACTTTAAATCCACCGGGCAGGTAGTTGCCAGACTTAATGACGTTGATGTCATTGTTGGCATTACCAGTTTGGTAGCTAGAGTGAAGGATACGCTGAGCGTTAAACACTTCTTGACGAGCAATGTGCAAATCATTTGGTTGAATAGCGACCAACAGACCACGGTCATTTTGCAGACCCATGATTGCAATCACTGCATCTTCCAAAGCAGCTTCAGACAAGTCAACATCAACAGTAGGCTTGTTAGCCCATGTACCACCAGTAGTGTTAACGTGAGCAGTAGAGCAAAGCTCAACTCCATCACCACCTTTGTAAGTACTGTTGAAAGCACGGTTATAGACGTTAGCACCTACATTTTCTTTCGTTTGACGGAAAGACATAGCCAAAGCAGCAGCACGTTTCTTGGAGATTTGCTCGTAGAGGTTATCGTCCATTTCTTCTTTGGTCACAATGTAACCCATTGCATACGCAACGTGCGTATAACGAGTAACGTAACCCTGCACTTCAGAATCATACGAAACGCCAGCACCTTGTGACTTGACAGGTACAAGACCAAATCCAGTCAGTTGGACATCTTCTTCGTAGTTCTGGCCTGAAGTATCCTTGTCAAAGAGTGCGGTGTACTCTTCAGGATGTTCATTGTAAGTTTGTCCCCACCAAGCTTTGATGCCAGGCCATAAGGCCTTGGGATGGGAACTGGTTGTGATAATTCCAGCCATAATCTATTCTCCTAATTAAATGCCAGCAGTGCCAGTACTGGCGCTGTAAACATGGTTGTTAATCCGTACCAACAGTTTTGCGTAAGCACTAGCAGGAGTGTTATCTACGCGCTGGACAAAGCCCAAAAGTTTCAAGTTGGCGGTGGTGCTATCTGTAAGGGTAGCAGCAGTCGTTGTGCCTGAATCACTGTAAGTAGTAGCTCCAGCACCAATCAAGAAATTGGTATTGCGACCAATGTCAGTAACAGCAGTGGGAGTGGTTTGACCATCTTGAATCTCATACACAATGTTTGCATCATCTGCAACCAAAGCATATTGAACAGTAGTCGAACTAGCTTGAATGCTGCGGATAGTCAAATCAATGTTAGAGGCAACCAAGCTAACTCCGGGAGGAGAAACAAGGAAACCAACTACAACACCAATAATTGCAGAACCAGCAACACCGATAGCAACACCAGCAAGACCACTAGTATCAGCGCTACCACTCAAGGTAACGGGATCACCAATGTACAGTGCAGTACTGTTAACGGGAACAGAATACAACCGAGCTTGCCCCGTAAAGGGTGCTCCGTTGAGATAGCTGACAGGCTTTAAGCCGCCAGGACGATTTACGTTTGCCATAGGAAACTCCTAATAAGTTAAGTAAGTTTAATACCATCTCGCGGTACATAAAATCCTGCGTTTTCACCAGTGACTTTACCATTGCGAATTGCGGTATCAATCCGGTTGTTCTTCTCTTGAAGTGCGGCTTGATCTTCCTCGTACCACTCTTGCCGAATCTTCATTAGGTATCCAAATTGATCCGTGCCTTCTGCACGAGGATTTACAAGATACCTAATTCTTTCTCCGAGGTCGCCATTACGACTAACCACGTTTTCACTTACTCCACCTACCTCTGTAGGGGTTACAAACTCATAGCCACTATCTAAGGCCTCTTGAACACGACTCCCTGTATCAGTAAAGATATAGAGGTGGTATCCGGGAATCTGTTCCCGTACACTGAGTTTAACTTCTGTGCCGTTAAATACATTACGGCGTTTGCGTACTGTACCATCACTTGCAGGTGTTGGTGCAGATTTCTTTTGCAGTATAGCATCTTGTCGTGCAGCTTTTTCTTCATAAGTTAGGGCGCGGGGCATAATTTTTCCTTAAGTTAATAAATTTAGTTCCAATCAAAGTCTGCAACATATTGTTCACGAGTCATAAGCTTTTGCTTTACGAACCGATCACAAGCAGCTTTGGCATCAGCAGGTAAGTTGTCATAGGACTGGGAGCCACCGCTACCCCTACTTTGACGACCTGAACCTGACTCTACCCGGCTACCGGGAGTTTGTTTCTTACCAAATTTATTAGGAAACTCTTCCGCTAGTACTTCATCTAACTTATCAAGAAAAGCTTGTCCTTTAAGATTTGGAGACTCTAGCCTTAGATTTTCTCCTAGTCCATTAGCAATGCTAGTCATACGACGATCATTTCCAAACCAAGTGTTTTTGTCTAGCCACACTTGCAAGTTTGGATCAACAGCTTCTGGAGCTATAGGAGTCTCTTTAACAATAGCAGCTTCTTTAACAGCCTGCTTAGCTTCTTTCAAATCTTCCTTAGCTACATCAAGTGCTTCATCTAAAGCATTGACTCGCTGTCCGTCACCATCACTAATGGCTTGGGCGCGACTTTCTCGAATAGCTTTAATGCGATCTTCGTAGTCAGCAGCTTTGCGTTCATAAGCTTCTTGTTGAAACTTTTTAAACTCTTCAGCAGCTTGCTTGAATTCTTTAAGCTGTTCTTTTGTTTGGTTTAAGTCTTTAATAAGGTTCTCATTGTTCTTTCGCAGAATAGGAAGAATCTCTCGACCACGTTTAACAAACATATCCGCATCAACCCAATCAGATTCGTTACCACGAAATCTTTCTTTGGGAACCCACCCTTGTGACTCAGCTTCTTGCAGAATCTCTGGGGCTATAGAACCTGACTCGTTTTCATCACTCATGTCTTACTCCTGTACTAAGGTTAGCCTTTGGCTAGATAAGGATCAACAAGATCAACATCAGCGTCTAATGTGCCAGTGATGTCTTTATCGTTGACCATGCGGTACTGTTTACCATCTTTACCTAAGTAAAGAAGTCCAGCATATTTAGCAAAGATTACTTTTTCGCCAACAGAGCACCACGGTGCTGGTTCATCGGCAAAGCATTGGTCACCCATTGCAATAACAATTCCAGTAGTGTTGCCCATCTGCTCCCGTTGCTTGGAGTTTTCAGTGACAAGATAAATGCCACCAGCAGATACTTCTTTAACTTCTTGGGGCTTAATAAGCACCCTCCAACCACAGGGGTTGATTCCTGATTCATTACTCATGTTTAATCCTCTATCTTATTTGTCTGCAAACAAATCTTCGTACTCAAGGTTTAAGATGGTAGCGATTACTCGACACCGACCTTTAACTTCTGCTTCATCTTCAAAAGCATTGTTAACTAAACCTTCTTTCATTGTTTCACGGTCTGATGTAAGCATTTTCATAAAACGCTTAGTAACAGGGTGAAACTTCCATTCTTCAAAACTATCTGGGCTAACTATCTCTAATGCCATCTTTACTCCTTAAGGTTACATCATTGGTGCTTGCATCTGTCCTGCCCCCTCTAACATATCCATAGAGGGTGCTTGGAACTGTTGCCCTTTTTGTTCAGCCATCATGGTTGAATAAACTTTGTGCATAGTGTCAATAGAACTCAAGATACCTTCTCGACGTTCACGTTGCAACGCAATGCTTGTATTGATCTCTTGTATACGCATCTTTTCGCCTTCAGTAGCAATACCAATCTTGATTGCCTCTGCTTCAGCTTCAAGCTTTTTAATTTTGGCTTGGTTAAGTTCTGCTTCACCCATAAGTTTAAGCAGACCCATTTTCATAGCCAATTCATTATCAGCTTGTTTAGACTTCATACGCATCTCTTCAATCTGCAACTTAGGATTAGGTGCAGGAGGAATAGCGTTTGGTCCTTTAGGATCAGGAAGAATCTTTTCAATGTTATTGACTTTGATTGCTTTAAGGAATGTCTGTTCAACTTCATAGCGGTTGTACAGTCCTGGAGTAGCAGTAACACGAGAAGCAATAGCTACAGCTTGTTGCATACGTTGGCTATCAGACGTAATGCTTGGATCAGCAGTAGGCATAACATCTGTTACTGGGCCTTGGTAATCTTCAGGCAAGATGATTCCTTGGCTCAAAGCATTGGAAGCATACTTAGTGGTATTAGTAACAAATATTTGATTAAGCCTATACAGCTTACGGAACTCTTGTTTAAGACTGCGGTGAGTGCGTTTAAAGATTCCGTTAAAGATCTTCATACCCTGCTCAGCCATAGTGCGAGTAGTCTCAGCAGGAGTGTTCTGTCCGGGATTTTGTCCAGTAAGGATGTCTACAGCACCACCAATGCGTTCACCATAGTTAATCAACAAGTTCAACAACGTAAACAAAACTTGAGAAGGTTCCCGTACAGGCAAAGGAACAATACCTTTTCTTAGATCGTCCCCAGTAGTGTCAACGTGCTTCCACTCCATAGGATTGAAGGTGTAGTTGCCACCACGAAGCTTAATCCCACGGCTAAGGAATCCACCAGCAGTGTTAGCCATAGTGCCAGCATCAACGAGTTGGTTGAGGATGGTGTTGATTGATTCGTTGAGGGGACCAAGAAGAACTCCGAAACCTAGGTCGTAGAAACCGCCATCAGGAGATGGAATAAATGGAAACTTAGTAAAGTACTGATCAGCTTTAATGCTTAACACAACGTCGTTGTCATTAAACTCAATGTCTTGTTTTGTGTACCGCGCAACAATACGAGCAACTTTCTTGTTGTCTCTACGAACATAAACAATGTAAGGTTCAGCGTAACCATCATCATCAAGGTCAATGTGGCAATGCTGTTCAAGAATTTCAACAGGAGTACTAGAGTCATTGCTGTCTGGAGGAGTCAAGCCTTGGGCTTTATCCTGTGCAGTCTGAAGACCAGTGTTTACAATAACTGAAGAACTTTGTTGACGACTACCTTCAGATACATCTAGCCACAATCCACGAGCTACACGTTCATAGATTTCGTTCTTACTCATTTGAAGAACATGGGTAACTCGGTTAGCTGTTTCTAGACTCTTAGCCCAGTAGTTAACAACCAAGTCTTTAGCTAAGACGTTTTCAGAAACATTGTGTTTACGAATGGGATCAAAGTAAGACTTCTTAAAAGCACAACCAACAATAGGCTGCGTAATAAGAACTTTGTCCATCTCAGATTCCCAGTCTTCATCCTCTTCAAGAATCTGGTAGCTCATGTGTTGTTCAACACGAGTAGAGCGCATAGCACGAAGGCCATCTTTGTCATCACCAACAACTCGGCACTTAACAGGCAAGTTGCTGTCAATCAATACCGGGTAGCTACGAGCATGATATTGCAGTGCAGCAATAGTGATGAGGGGGAACTTAACATTGCTGGCATTAGGCCAAGGAAAGTTTTTGTTCTCTGCAACTTGTAGAGCAAGCTTTAAAGAAGCCTCTGTACGTTTTTCCCAAGATGACCGGGACATCAAGTCATTTTCAAAGTCCCTAACAATGTGCTGACCAATTGTCGTTAGGTCTTCTTCCCCCAACATAGTAGCAATGTTAGTCGCATAGGCAAGGTCTTCAATGCTAAGCTTGTCTTTAAGGTTCATAATTTAATACCCACAAGTAACAGAGCGACCAGCATCGCTCAAATTGTTTTCTTTAATATAAGCCTCGTACTCTTCTTCTTGGAGTTCTTTGTCGGTAGGAGCTTCCCACATCTTATCAAGCATTAGACCTAGATAGGCCCAAGCATCAACTTGGTCATCATGCTTATCCCTAGGGAAACGCAGAAGCTCATCTTCAAA